CTGTCTACCAACAATGACATTAGACCCTCCACTTGTAACACTTGTGCCTGCGCCAAAACCAAAGGCGGTGTTTTCACTACCTGAAGTTTCTGAATCAAGTGCATTTGTACCGACTCCAATACTTTGACTGTTGCTGCTGTTATTACTAAGCCCACCAGAAGCTACCCAATCATAATCACTACCATTCCAACTAAGTACTTCACCAGTAGCTGCAGTGGATTGATTTAGGTGTGCATCTACATTGCTATTTGCATAAGCAGTAGCACCAGTTGCAATACCATTTAGCTTGGTATGGTCAGCATCAGTAAAGACATTTGAATCAGATCCAGATTGCACCAATGCTCTGATTTCAGAAGCCGTTTGATCTCCAGTAGCACCTGATTCAATACCGTCTAATTTTGTACCATCAGCAGCAACATCTCGACCATCAACGGTACCAGTTAAAGTTAGGTTAGTAACATTAGTAATGTTCTTACTGTTTCCGTCAAGATCTCCTCCAAGTTGTGGTGTGGTGTCATCTACAACATCTGAACTCATAGCTTCCAGCTGTGCAATTGCAGCTTGAATATTAGTTGCTGTTACTGTACCGACAGCCGTACTGACAATATCAGCGGCAACACCAGGAACATAGGCACTTACCCACGCAGAACCTGTGTATAACCTCATCACATCAGTTGTGGTGTTGAAATACAGGTCACCAGCATTTAAGGCATCACCATCGTTATCTACAGTTGGATCTGAAGCTTTGGCACCTAAATAGGTATCATCAAAGTTATCAAAAGCTGCCAGCGCTGCAGCAGCAGATGAAGCTGCGGCTGTTGCACTAGTAGAAGCACTAGTAGAAGATGTTGAAGCTTGTGTTGCACTGCTTGCAGCATTAGTAGCAGATGCTGCTGACTGGGTTGCATTAGTAGATGCAGTCGAAGCGCTAGTGCTCGCATTACTGGCGTGAGTAGATGCTGTTGATGCGCTGTTTGCTGCACCAGTTGCTGATGTAGAAGCCGCACCAGCAGAGCTTGCAGATGCACTGGCACTATTAGCAGCAGCTGTTTCAGAGTTGCCAGCAGCTGTTTCGCTGTTTGCACAGGCAGTAACTTGTGCTGCGTGCGTAGTTAATACCGCACTATCAATCTTTGCAGCTGTTACAGCACCGCTTGCCAGCTTTGCTGTAGTTACGTCGCCATCGTTAATTTTGGCAGTTGTTACAGCAGCGTTGTTTATTTTATCAGTAGTAATATTGCTGTTAGCAATTAGTGCTGTAGTAATTGCACTATCTGCAATCTTTGCTGTAGTTACAGCATCAGCTTGGATCTTATCTGAAGTGACACTATCTGTTGCCAGTTTAATTACAGTAACCTGTCCATCAGCTAACTTAGTGGTGCCTACTGCACCGTTAGCAATACGACTTTCAGTGACAGCAGCTACTGCAAGCTTATCTGTAGTAACAGCCTGTGATGCAAGCTTTGATGTCGCTACACCACCGTCCAATAGTTTGTTACCAGTAATACTACCGTCTGCAAACTTTGCACTAGTGACTGCATTGTTTGCAATTTTTGCAGTACTTACAGCATTATCAGCCAAGCTAATATCAATATCACCAGCACCAGGATTGTTATCTACAATAGTAATTGTAGAGCCTGCTGAAAATACATTACCTGGAAGTACATTATTTACTGCAGACGTAATCTGAGCATCGACATAAGTTTTATTTGTCGCATCAGAATTACCCGTTGGTGTTGCTACATTTTGAATACGTAAGCTATTAGCATTAATCGAAGTCCCAAAAGTAGTAGCACCATTTACAGTTACGTCATTACTAAAAATGTAGTTACCTGTTAGCGTCCCACCATTGGCGACTGCCATTTCTTTTTTTGTAGGACCAACAACGATTACATCTTTTGTTGTGTCCACCATGATCTCGCGTTCAGCGAGTGAAGCAGCGGCTACTTCTGCTGTAGTACCGCCTCTTAATTTTAAAGTGTTTGCCATAGTTTAGTATTTGATGCAGTACATCAGAGCAATGTTTGTTGGCCTTGTATCAGCTTCACCTGTATAAGTAGCAGAGTGGTTATGGTTACTAGCCTGGGATACTGTGTGATTATGTGAGCCAGCTGATTGCATTGAGTGGTTGTGGGCTCCTGCGCCATTAGTATTACCACTAGCACCACCAGAGTAGATTCCTGAACCATGCTGACCGCCATTCATACCACCGGTATGATAGTGATCTCCTACACCATTAATAGTATGAGTATGATCACCAGCGTTATCTAATGTATGACTATGAGCACCGTTATCACCAATAGTTACTGTATGAGTTTTAATACCATCAGTCTGTGCGCTAATGATGCTACGTCCGCTATCTTTACCCCTTCCATTATCCCAACCACGTGCAAATTCACCACGCATATCAGGGATAGTGCCTCCAATAACTGCATATAGACTTGCAAAGTTATTGTATACACCGCTAACTGTGCCAGTACCATTAGGAATAGTTTGTCCAGCCATCTCTAAATAACCTGTAGGAGGTGTAGCACCGCCATACATGATTACTGAGCCAATTGGAATTAGTGATTTAATTGCAGCAGGTGTAGCAGCAATATTAGTCTCACCATTTTGATAGCTATTTTCTAGTTTAACAACATTAGCTACACTTGCAGTTGCTGTAGGTTGTGTACTATCAAATACAACTTCTGCACCCATATTAATCTTACCGCTACCAGCAGGATCAATACTTACATTATTGCTACCACTAGAACTAATGGCAAATCCGTTTGTATCTAACGCACCACCTAATTGAGGTGTTGTGTCAGTGACAATATTATCTGCAATTACAGCGCCCGTAGGTAATGTAACTGTTCCAGATAGTTGGTCTACTACAAATGAATCACCGCCGCCGCCACCTACAACAAACCTACCATTTTCATCAGTTGATGATAGCCAAACTTGACCATCTCCAATTTCAGTAGCTTGTTTTGTAATGTCTGCTTCACCACCGTTATCAGGATGGGATGAGTAGTTTGTTCCTGAACCACAGTATTCAAAGACATGACCACCAGTAGTGATTAATGACTTTTGATATAGGTTTACGGATTGACCACTAGTAACAGCTGCAGTAAGTCCAAGGTTGATTGAATTATTTGTTGGATTAGGGTTCAGAATTGTAACTGTATAGTCACCATTGCTGTCTAATACGCTTTGTTTAACAGGATATGTATGGCTTCCTATCTCAATGATTTGAGTAGTCCTAGGAATGACCTGAGAACCATGCCACGAAGCTGCCTTAGCTGGTGCATCAATAACAATAGTTGTGTCGCCTACTGCCCCAGCATTGATTACGGTTGAAGTAGCGATAGGTACAGTGCTTTTTCCTTCAGCAATTAGGCCATATCTACCAAAATCAGTAGTGCAATTGCTGAGGTTTAATTGTCCACCATTCCGTGCCTTTGCGTGGTAGTGACAGAAGGTACCAAAGAATGATACGAGTTGACCATAACCATTATTTGTACAAAGTACACCAGGACCATCTAGGTTGATCTGTGTAAATGCATCAACAACCATTGATCTCAAAGGACTAGAGGTTGCAACAGCACTACCGTCAATCAGTACGCCACCACCACAAGGTGCGGATGTAATGTCACCACCTAAACCTGCCATGCTGTTTGGATCAAATCCTGAAGCTACGCTTTGATCTGAGTTATAAACACTAGTTGTGTTATCAAGTGCTGAGTCTGCATAAGCTACACAGTTTTGGATGTAAGGACTCTTACGGATAGTAACCCCGTTTCTAAATACAACAGTCCATGACTGGTTAGTTGGTAGTCCATATGCAGAATCACTACTATCTACTGAATAACCACCACGAGTACCGCTAGCTTTCAATCCACAGAACGTGAAGTTAGCAATATATGTCCCGCTATCCACCTCGAACATGTTGTTCTCTTGTGTGGCTACAGTTGGATGTATAAAACAACTACGTTGTGTAGTACCTACAATTGATACATTTGCTTTTTCAATTGAGATTGGTAGTGTCTCTTGATAGACACCAGCATTAACCCAGATAAGACTGCCATCACCAGCAGGATCAGCATTGACTAGCGTTACAGCACGCTTAATTGTTTTAAGTGGGTTAGAGCTATAGAAGCCGGGGTTTGCTGTTGCGTCCGAACCATTCTTAGTATCTACATAACGTACCTTAGTTCCTGATTGAGGTACAAAAGGTATACCAGATGCCACCTCAATCCAGCCTGTCCCATCAAAGATACGATGGATTTGGTTAGGGGTTTGAGCATACTGAAGCCAATGTAGTCCTTCTAAAGATTCAAGAGCTGTAGGTTGTGTATCCTGTACAAGAGTATTAGTACGCCTGTCATCAAAATACTTTTTAGTTATTGCATCAGCATCTTGAGTGGGTTCAGCAAGGTTTGTTACCTTACGGAGTTTCATGTCTACGTTTGCCCAGAACTCAGGTGCAAACATGTCTACCTTTTGGTCTCTAAACTCCTGGTCAGCAAAGATAGATTGAAGGAAGTTGTCTTCCAAGTCCTTTGCTCGGATGGAACTACCTGCTGTGAATAAAGCCTTTGCTTGTTGGTAGTCCGTAGAACGTAGAATCAGTACGTTGCCGAAGCCTGCACTAGGAGGGCTTGCAGGAGCAGTACCAAACGTAATGGTAGAACCACTAATCGTATAGTTAGTGCTTACAGTCTGAACATCCCAAGCACCAGTAGTAGTGTTATAGACATAGACGAACACATCGTCGTCTTCAAATTTAGAAAAGGGAAAGGTGAAGATTACGTTAGTGCCGTCACCATCGCCTCTCCAGTAACTGTTTACTGTAGATTCAATTGTCATT